CGAAGAAGTAATCGACCGGCCCACGTTCGAGCACATCGTAGACCTCCGCGAAGTCCTGGTAGACCCCGGGCTACGTGTTCCGGACATCCGCAAGGCCAAGTACGTCGTCCGCCGCCGCTACATGACGTGGGAAGACCTCGACAAGCTGCGGGACCGCGAGGGATACGATATCCCGTCCCGCGAAAACCTCATGATGCTGTTCATGCCGCCCGCAGAGACGGCTGATCCGGCTATCGGGGAAATCGGCGGGCGCAACCCGCTCTGGGAAGCCCGTGCAGAAGCCCGCTGGGATACCACGACCGCCGACCCCTTCCAGAAACCCCTAGAGGTACTGGAGCGGTGGGACAACGGCACGTACATCGTGGTGCTCCAGAAGAAACTGGTCATCTACAACGGCAAGAACGTCTACGGCAAGATCCCGTTCTACTCTATCGGCTGGTGGAATATCCCCGGCGGGTACTGGTCGCTCGGCCTCGGGCGCACGATCGGCTCCGAGCAGCGCCTGATGACCGGCATCACCAACCTGCTGCTGGACAACGCCTCGTTGAACCTGAACACCCCGCTCGTCCGCGTCCGCGGCAAGAGCATCCCAACTCAGTCAATCCGCATCTGCCCCGGCAAGATCATCGAGGTGGATACCAAGGGCGACCTTGAGCCGCTTCAGCGCCTGCCCGCCATCCCCGAAGCCGGGGAACTTATGGCGATGTCGCAGGGCCGCGCCGACACCGTCTCGGGCAACAACCCGATCATGGGCGGCAACGCAGGTTCCTCGGGCCACTCCAATCTCGCGCGCAGTTCTGCCGGAGCTCAGGCTCTTGCGCAGGGCGCGTCATCGGGCATCTCGGAGTTCATCGACAATCTGGCCGACCAGGTCATCGTGCCGCTGCTCTACGACATGCAGCAAATGAACCGGGAGATGCTACCCGAGTCGCAGTTGAACTTCATCATGTCGGAAGAGCTGAAGCACGAGTACGTGCAGTCCGGCGGCGACGTGATCGACATCCTGAACGCCCGAGTGAAGTTCTCCATCCTCGCTGGGTCCAAGATGCAGACGCGCCGCAACATGGCCCAAGCGCTCCCGATGCTATCTCAGTTCCTGTCCAACCCCGAAGTCATCTCCTCGCTCTCGATCGAAGGCAAGAAGGTCAACGTGATGGAGGTGGTCCACATGTGGTTTGAGGCCGCCGACTTCAAGAACCTGAACGACGTGATCGTGGACATGACCCCGCAAGATCTTCAGCGGCAACAACAGCAATCGCAGGGTGGGCAGATTCAACAAAAGGCGCAGGCCCAAGCACAGCTTCAGGCGCAGAAAGATGCCGCGGCTGAGCAAAGGGACGACAGCAGCAATATCGCAAGAGCAGCCCGGGATGTATTAAGGGAAGGCTTTAAGAAATCTGTGGAACCCCTTGAATTAACAGGAGAACCCTCCGCCCAAACCGGATTTGGCTCAGACGTTTAGTCCAGATAATGGAAAACCCGTTCAATCGGATTGATTGAAGGAGACAGAATGAACACCCCCAACCCAGATAGACTTTCCCAACAAGGCCCCAGCGAGTACGACACCCTGTCCGACGAAGACCTCCGCAAGCTGATCAACGACGCCGCCCGCCTCAAAGGTCGCGCAGGCAATCTCGGCCCGATCCGCGTTCCAGCCCAGCCCGGCTACGTAGACTACGACGCCCAGTTCGAGGCCCGCAAGTGACCGACACCGAAATCGACGCGCTGGAAATAGACCTCGCACTCTACGACAAAGGCCGCCAGCTCCGGGTCGTCGTAAACACCCCCGCATGGGAGACGGTGATCCAAACACTGGAAGACTACCGGGACGCCGCCAAAGACGACCTCATCGCATTAGCCCCGGGCGACACCACAGTTCCGACCGCGCACGCAGCCGCCGCCGCCCTGGATACGCTCGTGGCCCACTTCAAGCAGGACATAGCCAAGGCGATCGACGCCGCCGCTAACCCCTCAGATGAAGTCAAGGAGTTTCTGTTCGGGGCGCGGGAACATCTGGACGTGGCGAAGGCGATGGAGCAGCAGGGCTAGCATCCTCCGCCGATTTTCTGGGAAGTAATTATAAATTGAGTTCCTTCTGGAAGTACTCGAACCCAATGGTCGAAGCTATTCATCGGAATGCCTTGCGAATTGGTCCAGCAGGTACCCACGTAGGCGTAAATTTCGCCCGCACGATCCTCTGCAAATAGCCCAAAGTTTACCGAAGACAGTTTTACATACTCGCTGACAACTGCCGGTTCTACTCGTTGAAGTTTCATGTTTCCTCCGAGCTTTAATTGTACCACAGATTTCCAGATAATGGAATTCTCAAATTGAGAATCTGTTCTCAAAACCGCAATGATCGTTCTCAAAATCGCAACACAAATCACCCGTAGCTGAGGATTTCAGCAAAGGACACCGTACATGCCCAATACCCCAGTTGTAGACCCTTGGCTCGAAGCCGATAACTTCGGCGCGCCCCTCGTAGATTTTGCAACCCGTCCTGAAGACATGATCGACCCGGACGAGCCGATGCACCTCGACGCCCACCCGAGTCTCAACCCGGAAGTCGTCATCGCGGAAGGCGGCGTAATCCGCCAGCCCACCGAGCCGATCGTAGAGCTAGAACCCGAAGGACCCGAAGTAATCGATATCGGCGACGGGGCTACCATCACGCTGGAGAAAGACAAAGGCTGGTGGAAGGCGTCCCTCGACCCGGGCAACGGCGCGAACGCCGAGGTATTCAAGGGCAAGAACAAGAACGAGCTCATGACCAACGTCCTCTCGGCCAAGCTGAAGGCGACCCAGAAGATCCGCGAACTCAACCGGCAGGTCAAGTTGGGCGGAGTACCCAAGACGGCCCCGGCCCCTGCGGCGGCCATGCCCCAGGTTCGCAACCTGACTGCGGACGAGATCTTCGAGATCAAGGCCCAGTTGGAGTCGGACCCCGGCCTCGCGTTCGACACTTTGTTCCAAAAGCAGTACGGCGTTTCGATGGCCACACTAGTCCAGCTTGCCCAAAAAGGCGCGAACGCGGACGCGAATCTCGGAACCGAAGCCGTCGCAAAAGAATTCCTGGCCCGCAACGCAGACACCTACTACCCAGTAGGCAAGAACGAGACCCTGCTGATCCAGTGGCTGGCAAAATACAAACTCGGCAAACCGGGCGCAGACATCGGTGAACTTTACACCGGCGGCGTCTGGACAGTCGAAAATCTTGAGGAAGCCTTCCAGGACCTAGCGAGCGATGACTTACTCGCCAAGGCCCCGAAGGCCCCCAAACCAACTCCGCCGGTAGCGGTTCAACCCAACGAACCGGCACCTGCGCCGCGCCCCGATGAACGGATTGTTCGAACGGAGACGCGCCCGAGAGCGGGTCTAGGCATCCAGAGAAGTGACGTATCACCCGTCCCGCCTCCGGAAGCCCCAAGGCCGCCCTCAGTCGAGGATTTAGAATCCCTGTCCGATACGGAAATCGCCAACTTGTTGGCGGGCACCCGTCGGATCCGGGCCCTGAATCGGCGCTCACAGTAATACCACGAAAGACAACCCAACATGAGTTACTCTCCTGCATCAATCGTTACATCTGGCGCGCTACCGAACTTGGTGGCCATTCACTAAATTCTTGGTGAAGTAAAACTGTTCTAAATCGGTGAAACTCTGTTGACTTTTACTACTAGGTGTGGTAGCATAAGGATATAGACAATACCGAGGAAACCGTGAAAGAGAAAACCAAAAGCTACATGGCTGGGATTTTCGATGCAGAAGGTTGCATCCGGATCGCCACCCACAAACGAGGAAGCAAGACCTACTTCGAACCCAAAGTATACTTGAGCAATAAATCAAGAGCTTTGATGCAGTGGTCTGTGCTACATTTCGGGGGCAGCTTTACCCGCAATGTAAACAACAAGGCAGGCGAGGATTGGTACATTTGGTACCTGCAATCCTTCCCTTCTACCGTTGCTTTCCTTAAAGCTATTCTGCCCTACTTGAGATACAAAAGGGAACAAGCTGACGTTCTGATTGAGTTTATTGAGAACAGAGAAAATCTGTCCGAGGACCAGAAACATGGATACCTCCAAAAACTCAAGGAAATGAAGCAACACGGGTCCGTAACGACTGAGACGAACAGCAGTTACCTCAAAGCAGAACCCTCCTACATGGCTGGTTTCTTTGATGGCGAAGGTTGCATCCGAGTGAACAAAACCCTCTCTCGGGGTGTTATCTGCTACCATCTGATCGTGACCATCTCGAACAACGACAAGACCGTGCTTGATTCTTGCAAGAAACTGTACGGCGGCGACGTTCGAAGTAAAGGAAAAAGGAATTGTTTCCAGTGGTCTTTGTTCAACAAACTCCACATTGAGCAGTTTCTCCTCCACACGCTTCCGTATCTCGTAGTCAAGAGAGACGAGGCCCTAGCTGGAATGGAATACGTTGGATTAGGCCACAAGGTTCATTGCCCGCCCAAACGGGAAGAACTTTATCTTCGCCTAATTGCTTTGAAGAAACTGAAGATACAGTCTGAACTGCATAGCGATATGCAGAGCGCCCCATCAGAGATGCTGGCGGCCTAAACACAATGATGAACGCGAGGCCGTGCCCAATCTCAAGGCCCAAACGCCCTTTTTGAGCATGACCAAGCAGCGCCCTCTGCCTCTTCGGCAGGGAAACCAGATTCAGTATTAATGTGCTGAAGTAAAATCCGGCTATATCGGTGGAACTCTCTTTGAGACAATACCGAGGGAAGACTGGGCAACCAGAACCCGTAGAGGCTAATACGCCGGACATTTCCATTATCTGGAAATGAAGATAGAGTCCGAGCTGTGCGGCGACGTACAGAGCGACCTTATGGTGACATAAGAGGGGCGAAAGCCCGGTGACCCGAAAGGGCATCTCCAAAACACAACTGTCTACACCTACGCTCTCCTCGCAGCCAATTTGAACCAGGCGGCGGAAGGGACCGTGGGCTCCCCCATCAGCGAGTCCAGCTCGAAGATCGTTGCTACAATCGGCCAGTACGCTGATTTTATCAATTCCTCGGACTTGGCACTCGACGTGGCCATCGATGACCCAGGTCTGTTGCAGAACCTTGCAAACGAACTGAACTATCGCCTGGCCCTCACCCTCAACTCCCTTGTCCAGCTTACCGCTGACTCGGCTGTTGCGGTCGATTCCCTGGTGAACATCCAGCTCGCCAACGGCTCCTACCTCACTGCGAACAACATTCGCTCTGCGGCCCAGTCGCTGGCATCCGTCAACGCTCGTCCTCTCATGGACAACTCGTTCGGCGGAATCATCCACCCCAACGTCGTGCGCGACGTATTGAACGACACGAGCTTTAATGGTCTGACCGACATTATCAAGCGTGACGATTCCATGCGCGCTATGCTGTTCGAGCTCCCGAAGAACGAAGATGTCATCAAGTTCGGCGGGGTTAAGTTCAAGCAGACGACCACGGCACCTACTGTTACCATCTCAGGTAACACATTCTACAACACTTACATTTTTGGCGATGACGCGATTTTCTCCGTGTTCCTCGGCAAGAATCCTGAAGACGGATCGAAGAACTATTTGAAAATGGTAGCTTAAGCGAGTAATTGCTTTCGAACACAAGGCTAATTCGGTGAACGTCTCCTTTGGAGAAAACGCCGAGCGAAGCCCGAGAACATCCGGGAACGTGTAGAGACTATATACCTTGCCCCTCGCAAGAGGGTGATGACATAGTCCGACCTGTGCGGTGACGTACAGAGGCGAGCAGAAATGACCCGCCCCATCGGCAACGGTGAGTAACAAACGTGAAGCTCTTCATCCAGTCTGCTCCAGAACAGGGTTCGGTTTCGGATCCTGCGCGTCAAATCGGTGGTGTGCAGACCCAGCCTCCGACTGTGTTGGTAAACGTAGCTTAGTTCGTGGGTCAGCTACAACGTAGACATACTTGCGTCGCTACGGTGAGAGCCGTAGTTAGAAAATTCTATCTGATTGACTTGGAAGCTGAGATGGCTGACAGGGCGGAACCCGAAAGGGGCCGTGAGAGACTAAGCGATAGAACACCCCTCGGGGTGATGCGATAGTCCGACCTTATGGGAATTGGAACCATAAGAGGTGAGCAGAAATGACTCATCTTGCTGGTAATACAGCAGATAACAGCCGTGAAGGTATACCAACACCCTGCGTTAAATCATCGGCGCAGGTAAAACTTCTTCTGATTGACTCGGACGCTGTGATGCCAACGAGGCGGAACCCTACACACGGGACCGTGAACGACTAAGCGAAGAAGACCCGCAAAGGTATGCAATAGTCTGGACATACGGGAATAACAACCGTATGAGGCAAGCGGAACAGAAACGACTTGCCCGTTTCCACATAATGGAAAAGGTAACAGATTCGCCTGGTTCTACCATGACGCTACGCCGGTTGCAGTCTCAGACTTCCTCCAGCTAGTGTTGTGAAATAAATCTAAAACCTGTTGTGATTTTTCGTTGATTTGAACGTCTAATAACTATAGGGATTAGATTTACAAAAGTTTGGAAGAGGGGGCTGTGCTTCCCCACGGCCTCCTCAACCAAAACTCACGGGAAGGTGAGAAAAATGGCAGTAATCTATTGCATTACGAACACTGTGAACGGAAAAGTCTACGTAGGAAAGACCGTTCAAGAGCCTCACGTCCGCTGGCGTTCCCACGTCAAGCTGGCCGAAGAAGGCAAAAACATCTACTTTAGCCACGCTATTCGCAAGTACGGCCCCGGAGCTTTCGTTCTGTCTACCCTTGAAGTAGTAGACAACGTAGATGATTTGGACGACGCGGAACGGAAATGGATCAAAGAATTACGATCCTCTGATCGCAAGTTTGGATACAACAGCACCCACGGCGGAGAAGGCTTCTCCTACGGTGACTTGAACCCCAATCGGCTGAATCCTCGCAAGGGAGCAGATAGTCCTTCTTACGGTCGAGCAGTTGCTCCCGAAACAAGGCAGAAGATTAGTGAAACGCTGACGGGGTTGCTGGTCGGAGAAAAGAATCCTTTCTTCGGAAGAACGCACACCGAGGAAACGAAAGAGAAAATAGGCGCTCGGACGCGCGGCGTAAAGCTAGGCCCGCACTCCGAAGAAACGTGCGAAAAGATTAGGCAACGGATGCTCGGTCGAGAATTCTCTCCCGAGACTCTTGAGAAAATGAGGCAAGCTAAGTTAGGTCGTCAACTGTCGCCCGAACACCGTGCCAAGCTAAGCGAAGCCCAAAAGAACCGCCGCCAGCGCGAAGCATCCCCGCAGTAAAATTTTAGGAGCAATCTAAAATGGCGTACCCGCCCGACGGATATTCAAAGTACATGCACTCAACCGACGAGCCGGTGGGTAAAGCTATTTCGAAAGACACGCTCGAACAGTACGCTGCCAAGCAGCAGGCGGCTAGTAACCTCAGCCAAGGTACCGCCTCTGTCGCACAAACGCAGTCTGGTGCCCCATACCAAGGACATCAGAGCGCTGATTGCCCGCACTGCGGTCGTTGTCCTCATTGTGGGCGCGGCGTACCTTGGATCGACAAATATCCCTACTACTACCCCAGTACTCCTCCTTGGTTTCCTCCTGCTCAACCCTGGGGTGAAATTACCTGGACAAGCGGCACTGGGACTCTCCAAGGCGGCGCGCCTAACACCATCGCGATCAACTAGTCCAGATAATGGAACGCCTCCTCCTCGCCGACGGCACGAAACGCTTCTTAGCCCCGCCCGAATACTTTTCTATACGCCAGTTTCCGGCGATGCAACTCATCATAAACAGAGCGGTAAACGCCGCCGTAAGCTAATCGGGTCAAGGGGGTGGGGCGGGATGACATCGGAAGTTCGGCCCGTGAAGGCGCATTGGTGGACGGGCATCCCGAACTTCGGTGACCGGCTCGCTCCTCTGCTCCTCAAGCGTTTCGCCTACCTGGATTGTCAGCACGCCCCGAACGGAGAATCCGAAGTCGTATCAGTCGGGTCCCTTTTAGAATACCTGCCCGCCGGTTGGTCCGGATACGTGGTTGGTTCCGGCATCCTCCGCGAATCCTACCCACTCAAGTTCGACCCGTCCGCCGCCAAGATTTTAGCTCTCCGCGGCCCGCTGACCGCCTCTCGATTCACCGGTACCTTCGCTCTCGGCGACCCCGGCCTGCTGGCCAATGAGCTGATCGAGCCGCAAGAAAAGAAGTATGACCTGGGCATCCTCCCGCATTGGAAGGATAAGTTCCTGGTCGAGAAATTCCAGACTGACAAGGTCTCGTGCAAGGTGATCAGCCCCCGCGCCGAACCGTTGTCCGTCCTGCGCGATATCGCCTCTTGCCGCGCGCTGGTTACCTCCTCCCTCCACGGGATTATTTCCGCAGATGCGATTGGCGGCATTCCGCGGCAACTCGAACCCTGCGACGCCCTGGAAGTTGAGGGTGGGTTGTTCAAGTACCACGACTACGCGGCCTCGATTCACCTCCCACTTGAACTGGGTAAGATGCAAGAGCCATCCCGCAACTGGGTAAATGAACGCCGCTTCGAAGTTTTTGACGCCTACCGGGAATTGAGTAGTTTATATGGCCGGTGAGGGCATCAGCATTTTAGTCCCGCTTCGCCTCGACGATCCTAACGGTGTCCGAGCCCGTAACTGGGAATGGCTCAAGAAGTATTGGGAAGCCGCCCTGCCCGAAGCTGAGATTGTATTGGGCGACGACCCGAGTTCAGTACCGTTCTCAAAGTCTGCCGCAGTCAACGATGCAGCCAGTCGGGCCAATGGAGATATCTTTGCGGTACTTGATGCGGACATCTTCCTTGCCAAAGAGTCTATGCTGCACGCCGCCGAAGAAATCCGACTGGCGCGATCACACCAAGCTAAGCTGTGGTTTGTCCCGTACCGCCAGTTGTATCGCCTAACCGAGGCGGCTTCTAACAGTGTTACGGCCTCAGACCCAGCAAACCCCAGGCTACCGTCCTGTCCGCCGCCTCTTGAAGACTTCAGCAACACCGGACTCAGCCAAGGACTTCCAGCTTCTCGCGTTGGCCACTGGTACGGAGCGATGGCTCAGATCTTTCCCCGGGAAGCGTACTACACGGTCGGCGGCTGGGACCCGAGATTCAAAGGCTGGGGCGGCGAAGACCAGGCGGCCATGTTGGCGATGGACACGCTGTACTCCCCGCATAAGACTCTGCCGTCCGCGGTATTCCATGTCTGGCACCCCGTACTCACCCGAAACCCGACTGACAACCCCGCAGGGATGAATCGGATTTGGCCCGGACAAGACCCCGCGATCCGGAACAGCAACCTGTTCACCCGTTACCACAAGAACCAAGGGATCGCGCGCGAGATGCGAAAACTGGTGAACGAGTTCCTTGCCGAAGACCTTAGTGCCTAATTCCAGATAATGGAAATTTGACACATTTTTCTGACTATGATAGAATAGTTCCATAGTTGAACGAAATTGACACACACGGCACACGTCGGGAAACCCACAAGTACCTTCTCATGAGACGCCGAGCTTCCTATGTCCTTACACCCGTGCAAGGGTTTGGATACGAAACGGTTCCCTCCTTCCAGCGGAAAGCCTGCACACTTCCGGGGAAGCGGTCCGAGGGATCAAATTTGACTCTGAGGCCTGCGGCGCACCGCAAGGGTAAGTCACCGCAGGCTCGGACGCGATGGGGAATAGCACAATTGGCAGTGCATTCGGCTGTTAACCGAACGGTTCTTGGTTCGACCCCAAGTTCCCCAGCCAATTTCCATTATCTGGAGGGAGTATGGACACTGTAGTCGCCGCATGGGTCTTCACCGGATGTGTTAAGTCTTACTTCGTCCTGAAGGCTTTCAAGGAGCAGGGCATTACAGATAAGCGGGCCAACACCACTTTGTTTTGTATACTCTTCTGGCCCTTTATGGGAGGAGCGCAATATGGGATTCAAAGAAGTTCAAAATAAGATTTCCAAATCCGAGGGTGTCTCGAAAAAGTCGGCAGGAGCCATCCTCGCAAACGCAACTCGGAACGCAAGCCCCGCAGCAAAACGTAAGAACAAGAACCTCAAAAAAGTAAAAGGGTAAAAACTCAATGATGAAGAGAACAAGCAGCATCTTCGGACTCATCTTGGCGACCGCACTCACCGTGCCCGCCTTCGCGCAAACCAAACCTGCTCCTCCCGCTAAGCCAGCCCCGCAGTTGGCGGTCGTTCCGGCCCTGCAGCCGACTGATGTCGAGAAGCTGACACTGGAGAACATCCAGCTCAAGTTCTCTCTGCTTCAGACCCAGCTAGCGCAGCTTCAGACTGAACAGAAGAAACTTCAGACCGAGTACCAGACTACGGTCGCCGCGATCGTCGCTGAGCACCCCGGCTACCAGTGGGACGACAAAACAGCAGGTCTCGTAGCAGTTCCGAAGGCGACACCAAGCAAATAAGGGGGAGTATGCAGAAGCTCTTGGCTGTTGCGGTAATGGTTTTAACCTGCGGAACGCTTCGCGCCCAAACACCTTGCACCGAGCAAAACGGCTGTAAATCGGCAACGGCGGACACGGGTTGGTTTACGAGCCTCAATCCATCCTTGAATCCCTCGGTCACGGTCTCTGTTGTGCGCCAGTCCGAAGCTGATTTCATCTCCAAGACTCTGTACCCCGCCACCGTCCTCCTGTTCTCCCAAGACGCAATGGGCACCATGAAGATGCTCTGCACGGCGACCGCAATTTCCCACGACAAGGGAGTTTACGAGTTTGCCACCGCCTCTCACTGCGCCGCGAACGACGACAAAGAAACTCACCGCGCCGTAGTGGACAAGAGTTTGTTCTTTATCAGCTCGGATAAGCCGAACGTGAAGGACTTCCTCGAAGCCAAGGTCGAGGGCTGCGGTATGCAGACCAAGGGCGACGACTTCTGCATCTTCAAAGTTACCACAGATAAACAATTCCCCGTAGTGGCAATCGGTACCGATACCACAGACGACACCGAACAAGTAGTAAACGTGGCCAGCCCCTTGGGTCTCGGCAAACAGACTTTCTTCGGTCGGGTGTCCCGGGCTCAGGTTGATCGCTCCATCCAGGATGACGACAACAACATCAACTGGACGAACGCTATGCTGCTCCAACTGCCGGGAACTAACGGCGGGTCGAGTGGGTCGGCGATTGTCTGTCTGAGCCAGCGGGCGATATGCGGGTTTTTGGTCGGCACCGTTGGAAAAACTACTATGGTCGCCATCCCAATCTCCCGCTTCAAAAAGTTTCGTGAACTGCTTGCCACCGGGAAGTATAAGTGGTATAGTACAGATGATGACGAGTAGTCATAGAGATTAAATGGCGCGCTTCGGTGTGCCGTTTACCGGGCTGGATTTACCCTCCTTTCTCCAGTCCGGGTTTGATTGCGGCAGGGTTGGCACGAATCAGTAAAGGCACCGCGGGTTTCAACACCGGCGGGTCGGCTCCTAGGAAGCCGTGCGAGGTCTAAATCCGCACCCTGCGGCAATTAGTTTATTCCAGAAAATGGAATTTGGCTGGTCGTTGTTCCTCCTCGGGGTCAAGCCGCCCGCTGGTTAGCCCCCGGCGCGCGAGGAGATTGTTCAGGCTGGTGGGTATTAGAACAGCGGGCACGGGCGGACGATCTCCAACCGTATCCCCGCTGTACGAAACTCGCCGGGCAAGTCTGTCCAAAACCGATTAGGAACAGCGGCCTGCGTTTTAGGAGATTGGTATTGGGCGACGGCCTGATCTTCGACACCTTGTCGTAACCAGTGGTGTGACACGCGCGAGAGGGCGCTCCAAACCATGCGGCGGTTGGAATCAGACCCAATGTCTACCGGGTTATCCCGAACGTAGCATACGTCCCAACCGCTGCTCCAGAAATTCACCAGCCGTAGACAAAACAAGCTATGCTCTGGACCCGGAGTAATGGGCGACCCGAACGCGTTAGGTCTACAACGCCAGTAGGAAGGACGACGGAAATTCGTCCGACCCTTCCGCCAAGATAGCTCAACGGTAGAGCAAACCACTCGTAATGGTTAGGTTTTCAGTTCAAGTCTGAATCTTGGCTCCAAAACAATTTTTCCGAGAAATGGAATACGACATGGCACACAAAGATATATGGGACGACCGCTGGGATCATCTTCAGCACCTTCCCGACGGAGTCCTCCGCGACCTGGCCCGCAACGAGTCGGCCACCCGCGACTACAGACGCTTCGCCGTGGAACTTCTCGCGAACCGAAAATCCGAGATGGTGAAACACCCCGAGTTCGCCCCGTTCCTCCTGGAACTGAAGATCGAGCTGGAGGGAATTGAGTTTGAATCGCCCGTGTCCGGTGGCGGGGCGCTGATTGCGAGTATTACGACTGAGACCCTTTACGTGGGTGACATCGGTCTATCCTGCTAAAGGGAAACACCATGTCCGACAAGACCATCGTGGCCTACATCGTCAGGCACGGTTCGACAACGCTCAACCAATCTGGATGTTTCAGAGGTAACCTGAACCCTCCTCTAGCTCCTGAAGGTATCCGCGATGCTGAAATAATCGCTAACCTCTTCAGCACGATCGACATCTCCCACATTTTCAGTTCCGACAAGGTTCGGGCTACCGAGACCGCTGGGATTATCGCGCGCGAGAAGCAAATTCCAATTCACAAATCGGAATCCCTGCGCGCCCTGAACGTAGGTGACTTCTCTGGCCAGAAGCGTACTCCCGAGTCGGAAGCGGATCTTCAAGTCTACTTGGACGACCCCGACACCCAGATCCCCGGCGGCGAGTCACTCAACGAGTTCAAAACGCGAATTCAGCCCTGCTTCTTTGAAGCGGTTGACGTGTTCATGGAGTGCGGAGTACCCCCTCTGATCGTCGCCCATTCGTCCGTGATTCACGAACTAGGCTCGACGTTATATCAGGATCATAAAAGCATTTTGGTTGACCCAGGCGGGGCGGTTGCTATGTACCTAAGCAACGGCAAACTCGGGGCCGAACCTATCTTCAAACCCGCCCGAGTTCAACCTGGAAATCGTGCAGACACCGTTTCATAAATCCTTAGCCTGCGTCAGGGGCTTAGAGCAAACCCAAAAATAACTTCAAAGGAATAAACAAATGTCGAATACAAGCAGCGTCGCGGGAATTGGTCTAAGCGGAACCGTCAGGAATAGTTTTCCTGTGCAAACTGTCGCCGTAGCCACTACCGAAACCCAACTGGTGGTTAACACTGACACCGGCACAACCCCCTACTTTCTCGTCGTCCCCACGGGCGGTCAGGTCTACGGCGCAACTGGCGGGTTGGATACCAACGCCAACCAGGCGGTCACTGAACGCTCGGCGATGGTGTACGGCCTCCCCAGCGGAGAGTCGAACGACCAGTTCAGCGTCAACTCGTGGAACGCCCACTTGATGAAAATCCGTATCGCTGGTATCGGCAACGCGGGCGCGAATGCGGGTCAGACGGTAACCTTCAACCTCCGTCAGGGCACGTCCACAACCCCCGCCTCGAATAACGTAATCGGCACCACGGGTGCTGGTCTCGCCATGGCGGCTGGCGGAGCGTTCAACTTCTATATCGAAGCCACGGCGCAGTGGGACCCCACTTCCCAGATCTTCACGGGTTGGTATACCGCGAATATCGCGTATGGTGCCACCAAACAGTGGACCGCCCCGACCGCCTTTACCTCAGTTGCCAGCGTGACTGCCGCCCTCCTCTCGTTGTCGGCCACAGTGACGCTCGGAAACGCCGCTTCCAGCACGATTTCGGTGCAGGAGTTTGTTCTGGATCGCGTATAAAGATGTTCAGCGACTTCGGTCGCATCTGAACGGGTCCGCCGGTCTCCCATAGACCAAAACCGGCACACTTTCCATTATCTGGAATCGCCCGAGCAATGGGCCAAGGAGCCACATGTCTGTATCCGTGCGCGTAGACGGACTTGCCGAGCCGCTGGTTTTTGAATCCGTAGTCGGCCACGTAATCGTCGCTGTCCTGAAGAAGGAAGACGGGTCTCTGATCATCGAGCGCGCTTCTGGTGTCAACGCGGAGCCTGGGGAAGACGGTGAGATTGTCCTCGACTTCATCAAGTCGATCGACGCCAAGCTGAGTGAGGCTCTTCCCCAAGAAGAAGCCGCGCCAGAGAGCAAGATCTGGATGCCTGAATGATCGTAGACGAGTTTGACATCATCGACTACGAGGCGGGCGTAGACAACGAGATCCGTGGAATCGAGTGCCAGTCTTGCGCGCGACTGTTGACTTTCAAGTTCTACCCCAAAGATTCCTCTCGCAAGACAGGCCACGGCGCGCAGTGTTTCAAGTGCCTCGAAGCCCCCCGCCTCAGTATCGCCGAGCATGTATCCAGGTTGAAGGAAATGAACTTCAACTCTCACGGAACCCAACGTCAGCGCCATCCTGATCAAGAAGAAATGCGTAAAGATCGTCGGGGTCGGGCGATGGATGCTTCTCTGTTCCTTCAGAAACTCCATCACATCTGTCCGAGTTTGTACGTCACGCAGGGTGGAATTGTCACTGATCTGGCGTTGTATGTGACGAACGGCGTCAACAAGCCTGAATGGGGCGGCAATCCCTTCAAATACCTAGGCTACGTGACCCTTGGCATGATGCCTGAGTTCTCTTCGTATGAGTTCGACGAGGCCCGCGACGTGCTGATCCGAACCACTGAAATGGGTTGGCGCTCGGTACTAATCCGGTTCATCGAAAACAACATCCTTACCGAGCAGCAGTGCAACAAAGAGTTTGGTCCTCCCTCTGGCGGGGAAAGCTCTTTGTGGTACAAGCACCTTCATAACCACCGCAACAGCACCAAAATCATATAACCCCGTCAGTCCGGATTGGACTAGGAGCCCGTTATGGCGAATGCCACCATCAAAGAAACTTCCGCAGCATCTGTAGCACCCGAAACCCCGAAGGCCGTCGAAGCAGTCCAGCCCGCAATGTCTACCGAGCAACTTTTGACGCTCGTAGCCAGTATGCAACAGCAGTTGATCGAGGTTCAGAAGCAGGCCGCAGCCGCAAGCGCCGCTCAGACCGATGCGATCCTCAAGCTGGCTGAACCGAAAGAAGCCCTCAAATCTGCGCGCGACCTGGCGAATGAAGCCAACGACAAGCAGTTCAAGGACCAGCAGCGCGAGCAGGAAAAGCGCACCAAGGCCAACAACAAGTTCGCCCAGGACAACTGCGAGCACATAGCCGGTTGCAGTCCGCTGAGCGAGTCCAAAGACATCGCGGGCCGCACGTCCATTATCTGGCACCGCGGCGACGTAGGCCAGACCACCGGTATCTGCACTGTCTGCCAGCGAATCTTCAAGCAGTCGGACCCAGACTTCTACCAGTGGCGCAAGAAGAAGAGCTTCAATAAAGATTCTGCATCGGGCTTCCGTACTGTGATGGATCCTCTGGCCGCGATCGAGCTGTCCTACCTCCACGACATCGAGTAATCCTCGGAGCCAAAATGAAGAAGGTGACGTACGGGAGCTGGGTCGCCAGCTTCGTAACGCGGATGGCTGATTACCTCAACCTTCCGGGGTGGATCATCACCATAGAACATGTCCCAGCCGCTAAAGGTAGTTGCGCCGCAGACATCTGTATCGACTCTACCTATATGCAGGCGCACCTCACCACGTACCAGATGTGCGAGGAAGATTTCAAAAAGGGTGACATCGACCACTTGGTCTTGATTCTCACCCACGAACTTTGCCACATCCTGGTTGATCCTTTTCACGACCACGCTGAACCCTTCCTTTCCGACACGACGCGCCCGTTCTTCCAAAACATGCTGGAGAACCAGACCCAAAAGCTGACGGCGGTCCTGCTAAAAAACCTCCCCAAGTCAATCATCCCTCCGAGGTAACGTGGCCTCCACTATTGAGTTACAGCGGACGATCAATCGTACGTCGCAGTTTCTGCGCCTACAGCCGCTGTTGTTTCAAAAGAACACAGCGAACGATCCCGCGTTTTCCAACGCCGACTGGGTGAAGCAACTCATCCTGTCGCCTCCGTTCGCCTGGAGGTGGAATCGCACCGCGGCTACTTTC